ATGCTGGACAAAAACTAAGTGGCGGGGCAACAACTCAACAGGTTTGGGGCGGCGTTGAATTTGGTTCAAACCGTTGGAAGCAATTTCCAGTTTGGTCAGGTCGCGAAGGTCGCGGTTCACGCGGTTGGTTTATCTATCCAACACTTCGAAGCGTCCAGCCCGACATCATAAGAAAATGGGAAGAATCTTTTTCCAAAATAGTTAAGGAGTACAACTAATGGCTGGCAGTCGTACCCTTAAACTTTCGATTCTTGGCGACGTTGACAATTTAAACAAATCGCTTAAATCGGCAACGCAAGACGTTGACACATTTGGCGACAAAATTGGAAAGACTGGCAAAATGATCGGCGCAGCATTCGTTGCTGCCGCCGCCGCTGCTGGTGCTTATGCCGTCAAAATAGGCATTGAAGGCGTCAAAGCCGCCATTGAAGACGAGAAGGCACAGACACAGTTGGCATTAGCGTTGGAGAACGCTACGGGCGCGACAACCGCGCAAATCGCCGCAACCGAACAATCAATTCTTCAAATGTCACTTGCCACGGGTGTGGCTGACGATCAATTGCGCCCAGCATTGGGTCGCCTGGTTAGATCGACGGGCGACATCACAAAAGCGCAAGATTTACTTTCAACCGCACTGGACGTTTCAACGGCAACAGGCAAACCATTGGAAACAGTGGCAAACGCATTGGGTAAGGCTTACGACGGAAACACCGCAGCCCTGGGCAAATTGGGAATCGGTCTTTCAGCTGCTGAATTAAAAACAATGGATTTCACCCAGGTACAGGGACGGCTTTCAGATTTATTTGGTGGGGCTGCTGCCCGTAACGCTGACACCTATGCGGGACGAATTGCACGCATGCAGGTTGCCTTCGACGAAGCGAAAGAGACAATTGGTTTTGCGTTGTTACCTATTCTTGAAAAGGTAATTAACTTCATCAATCAAAACGCATTGCCAGCGATTAACGCATTTTCAAAAGCGTTTAGCCTGGACGGTCAAGGACTTGGCGGCACAATCACAACCGTTGGCAACATCATCACCAGTGTATTCACGCCGATCATCAATGGCATGATTAAAGCATTTTCCTACGTCAAAGACGCAATTGGCGACAACCTAGACACTTTTAAAGAATTCGGCGGATACATTGCAACCTATCTTGCGCCCGTCATTGGCACGGTACTGGGCGGGGCTTTACAGGTAGCGGGCAAAATTGCAGGCGGTGTTATTGACGTCATTGCTGGTGTTGTCAGAATTTTGAACGGTTTAATTTCCGGGGCGGTTGCTGGAATCAACGCATTGATTTCGGCTTACAACGCAATTCCTTTTTTGCCAAACGTTGGAAAGATTTCAACACCAACCGTCAGCGTGCCAACAATTAAGACACCAACGGTGTCAACTTCAGTGCCGACCATTCCAAGCATTTCAGCACCTTCAGCGAGCGGTTCAACTGGCGGGACGTCAGGCGGTGTTTCAACCGCTGCAAAGGTTGCTGCAACTGCCGCTGCTGCGACTTCAAGCGGCAATTTCCAATTTGGCACTTCAGGGGTTAACACAAACACGTTGGCGGGAATCATGGCTGCGTCAGGCACAACAATAAATGTGAACGTAAGCGGCGCAGTAGACAGAGAAGGCACGGCACGCACAATCGTTGAAACCCTGAATGACAGTTACTATCGCGGCACGAATGGCGCACGCGGGCTAGTAGCGATCTAAAATGACGCAATGGTCACCCATTTGGAAAGTCGAAATTGACGGCATTGAATACACCGACGCGGTTTTGGCTAACCTTGTCATTCAAAGCGGTCGGACAAACATTTATGAGCAAGCGCAGGCGGGTTATACCAACATTCAATTGATCGACGTCAACCAGGCAACAATTCCCGTTTCAATCAATTCCACAATTTCGATTCAGGTCAAAAACACGTCAAACACATTCATTCCTATTTTCGGCGGTAACGTCGTGGACATTGGTTTGGAAGTGCGGGACGTAGGCACGACCATGTTTACGCAGACTTATTCGATCACGGCATTGGGTGCATTGGCACGTTTGCCAAAAGCCTTAACCAACGGCGTGCTTTCAAAGGCTTTCGACGGAAATCAGATTTACACGATACTTTCAGCCTTGTTGCTTAATACCTGGGCAGATACGCCAGGGGCGATCACCTGGGCAACATTTAACCCGACAACGACCTGGGCAAATGCTGGCAACACTGGTTTGGGTGAAATCGATCGTCCAGGCGATTACGAATTGGCAGCACGTTCAAGCGATCGAACCGACGTGTATTCATTGGTTTCAGCCCTGGCAACTTCAGGGCTTGGCTACATTTATGAGGACGCGCAAGGGCGTATTTCCTACGCTGACGCCACACACCGCAGCCAATACCTTTCAAACAATGGTTATGTTCAAGTAACCGCCAACCAAGCCCGTGCGGCTGGCTTGCGTATTCAAACCCGTGCAGGCGACGTTCGCAACAATTTAACAATCAAATATGGCGCAACCAGCAGCAGCGAACGATCAGCAAGTGACGCGACTTCAATTCTTACTTACGGGACACTTTCGCAAATTATCACCACAACGCTTCACAATGCAGCTGACGCGGAAGACCAGGCAGATTTCTATTTGGCATTGCGTAAAGACCCGCAGGCAATTTTTAATGAAATTACCTATGACTTGACTAATCCTGAAGTGGACAATTCTGACCGTGACAACCTGATTGGTGTCTTCATGGGCTTGCCATTGTCTATCAATGACCTACCTTCAAACATGGGGTCAATCTTCCAGGGTTTCGTCGAGGGCTGGACATTTCGCGCGGGTTACAACACCCTTTCCGTTTCGCTTAATCTTTCGCCCGTTGCTTATTCGTTGCAGGCATTGCAGTGGGACGAAATTTCCAATTCATTTACCTGGTCAAGCGTGTCGCCGACACTTGACTGGGCACGTGCAACAATTATCACCTAAGAAGGAGAAAACCTATGACGAATCCCACTAATCCGTTTTCGTGGCAAATGCCGACGGCGAGCGATCTCGTAACGGACTTGCCAGCAGATTTTGAAGTTTTTGGACAAGCGGTTGCCACTTCAATGGCTGACTTGCTTGGCGGCACAACTGGTCAAGTGTTATCAAAAACAACAAACACCGACATGGATTTCACATGGGTGACCCCGCAGGTTGGTGACATAACTGCGGTCACGGCTGGGACTGGTATTTCAGGTGGCGGCACAACAGGTGCGGTCACGATCACAAATGACATGGCAACAACAATCACGACAAATGGTGACTTGCTTTACGGAACAGGTGCAGGAACATACACACGTCGCGGCATTGGTTCAACGGGAAACGTCCTGACCGTTTCAGGCGGTGTTCCTGTATGGGCTGCGCCAGCAGGCGGTGGCAAAATTTTGCAGGTTGTTCAAGGTACGACAACGACTTCAACAACTATTGCAAGCACAACTTACACAGACACAACATTGACTGCTTCCATTACACCAAGCGCGACAACCAGCAAAATCTTATGTTTGGTTTCGCAGAATTTTCAAAATCAAAGAGTGGGCGGCGCAGCCGACGGCGGTTCTTCAATAAAGTTAGTTCGAGGGGCAACAGACATTGTCACCCGTGGTGCGCAAGAAGTGGACTTGCTTTACAACATCAGCGCGACTTCTAGCACCAACACTAATTTTGCTATGGTGACAAACATCATGTATGTAGATAGCCCTTCCACAACTTCGGCAACAACTTACAAAACACAGGGTTCGGTTCGCTTTACTGCTAACTCAAATCAGGTGACTTATCAAACATCATCATCACAATCACAAATTATTCTGCTAGAAATAGGTGCATAATGAGCGAACTTACAAAAGCAATTTGGAAATTGCGTCCCGATTCTGAATTTTCTTTTACAGACGAAGACTATTCAACAATTCAGTGGGATAAGTTAGAAGGAAACGCACCGACACAGGCTGAGATCAATACGGCAATTCAACAGGTTAAAACTGACGAAATAAACGCCGAAGCAACTACACAAGCAGCCAAAGAAGCAGCGGCAGCAAAACTTGCCGTACTGGGTCTAACGACGGAAGAATTGAAAGCATTGTTGTCGTGAGTATTTACCCACAGGGCACAAATGCACGGTTGATCGAAGTTGCAGCAGCTGAAGTCGGCACAATTGAAGAAGGCGACAACCTAACAAAGTACGGCAAATTCACAAAAGCAGACGGTTTGCCGTGGTGTGGCAGTTTCGTCAATTGGTGTGCAAATGAAGCGGGCGTCAAAATTCATTCAGTCGTTGGCACTGCACAAGGCGCACATAAATTCAAAGAGATTCAACGCTGGTCAGGTATGCCACAAATGGGCTACCTAGCATTCATGGACTTTCCACATGACGGCGTTGATCGCATTTCACACATTGGAATTGTTGTG